GCTTTCCATAAAGGAGAAACCAATGAAATTTAAATGTAAACACACAGGACAGGTATACGAGTTCTTGGTAGAACACGACATCAAAGAGATGCTTAAGCACTCTGAATATTCTGCTCTGCCAGAAGCTGTAGAAGCTCCTGTAGAAGCCAAGCCAAAGAAACAAGCTAAGGAAGCGTAATGTTTTGTGACTTCCCCAAGCACAAGCACGTCAAGAGCACTATATATCGGGGCGTAGGAGGAGGAGGAGATGCAACCTCTGATGTTGAGCTTAATGCCCTTATTACGCTGTCTACAACGGCTACAGATGCTGCTATAGCTGCCCAAGCTGCTCAAAGCGCAGCTACAACACAAGCAGGGATTGCTACAACACAGGCAGGGAATGCCAGTGCTTCTGCAAGCACAGCTGCTGCTTCTGCTGCTTTGGCTCAAGCATTGGCAGGAACAGCTCCCTCACAGACAGGCAATGCAGGTAAATATTTAACTACGGATGGCACAGCTACATCATGGGGCGTTGTAACAAGCAACCCCGGTACAGTGACTTCAGTGGCTGCTACAGTGCCTTCATTCTTATCTGTGGCAGGAAGCCCCATTACAAGCTCAGGAACCTTGGCTATTTCCTTGTCGGGAACAGCTTTGCCTGTGACCAACGGAGGAACAGGAGCTACGACAGCTACAACAGCTTTTAACGCTCTTGCTCCTTCTCAAGCAGCTAACTCCGGTAAATATCTAACTACTAACGGAACAGACACCTCTTGGGTAGCTGTTGCTTCTCCTGTTGTGCCCGACAAGATTCAGTCAATTATAGCAACAACAGCATTAACAGCTCTCACTATAACAATAGAACCAACTGTTTTAGACTTTCGTTCCACAACTCTCGGAAGTGGGACAATATCAACTGTAACTCTAACTTCAGCAGCCACTTTGGTTGTTCCTACGCTTGCAACGCTTGGCACGGTATCAGCGGTTCAATCTCGCTTGGTTGTCTTGGCTATCAATAACGCAGGAACAATCGAAGCAGCGGTGGTCAATATTGCAGGTGGACGGGATTTAAGTGAAACAGGTTTAATCAGCACCACGGCAATAAGCGGCTCTGCGACTGCAAACAATGTAATCTATTCAACAACAGCACGAACCTCAGTGGCCTATCGAGTGGTTGGGTATGTTGAATCAACACAGGCCACAGCGGGAACTTGGGCTACTGCGCCTTCTACTGTTCAAGGTTGTGGTGGGCAAGCATTGGCTGCAATGTCCTCCTTGGGGTATGGGCAGACTTGGCAGAGTGTTACTAGGGGTGTTGGCGTGACCTACTACAACACAACAGGTAGACCGATTTATGTCAGTGCTTGGGACACACCCGGTGGAAATTTAACTGGGTACGGAACCGCACAAATAACTGTAAACGGTTTGTTGGTGGCGTATTGCAGACAGTATTTCGCCACAGAAATCGACGCACTTCGTGTTTCTGCAATCGTACCTCCCGGCGCAAGCTACGTTATTACGTTCGGCGGTACTTACAACGCACAAACTGTTGCAGAACTTCGTTAAGGATAAACAATGTCTCACTACAAAGCCCCCGACAACTCTGTCCACTTCCTTGATGACGGTTCATTTGTCCATCTACTTCCCGAAGGTAGTGTGCCAATCACAGATGAAGAAGCTGAAGCACTACGCCCAAAGCCTCCCTTACTTACTTACGCCGACCTTCGCGCAGCCGCATATCCAAGCATCCAAGACCAACTAGACACCATTTTCCACCGTGGGTTAGACGCTTGGAAGGCTGAGATTCAAGTGGTTAAAGACACATTCTCTAAGACTATTTAAAGGAAACATATGAAAGCAATGCCTATTCGTGGTCAACGCACCGCTACAAACAAGAAACGTAAGAAACCAACCCCAATGCCTACGCCCAAGAAAGGCTACTAATGGCTCTCCCCTCATATTTAGACCTAGTAAATGAGGTGCTTATTCGTCTCCGTGAGCCAGAAGTGACCACGGTGAATGAGCACGTCTTGTCACGCCTTGTCGGGAAGTTTGTCAATGACGCTAAACGACAAGTGGAAGACAGCTATGATTGGAATGCTCTTACAACAACACTTACAGCCAACACCACGGCTGATGTGTTCAATTATGTCCTTGTAGGCACAGGTGCTCGGTTTAAAACTATTGAGGTGTATAACAATACCAATCGGTATCACCTGAGCAGTATGGACAGCGTTAGCATGACTCAGAGCTTCTTAGGAAGCGCAAACCCACAGAAGGGACAGCCATACTACTACAACTACAACGGCATTGACAGCAACGGCGACACACAAGTAGACATCTTCCCTATTCCTGATGGTGTCTACCAAATCTTTTTTAACATCTACCAACCACAAGATTCTTTAGTAGCAGACAGCAACACAATGAAGGTTCCTAAAGAGCCTGTTGTTTTGTTAGCCCTTGCTCGTGGCTTGGTTGAACGAGGTGAAGACGGAGGCTTGGCAAGCAGCGAGGCTTATTCCATGTACAAGAGCGCATTGTCAGACTACATTGCCATTGAGCAAAGCCGTTACCCTGAGCTTGATAGCTGGAGCTGGACATAGATGGCACAAAACATACAAACCTTCTCTGTAACAGCTCCCGGCTTCTTTGGTCTAAACACACAAGACAGCTCTTTAGACCTAGAGCAGGGATGGTCTCTGGTAGCTAATAACGCTGTCATTGACAAGTTTGGTCGTATAGGCGCACGTAAGGGCTGGCTTCCACAGAACACAGCTTCTGGGCCTCTAGGCTCTGCTGCTATTCGCACTATAGCAGAACACGTAGATGATGCAGGTAATGTCTACACAATGGTGGCAGGTAACAACAAGGTGTTTAAGCTAACAGGCGGGGCATTGGTTGAAATTACCTACGGGGGAGGCGGAACAGCTCCAACCATTACAGGAGACAATTGGAGCGTGTGTAACCTAGGAGGAGCTGCTTATGCCTTCCAAAGGGGACATGACCCCTTAGTCTTTGATTCTTCTCTTTCCCCTACCACCTACAGAAGGATTAGTGAATATCCGGGCTATAACGGCACGGTGCAACAAGCCAACTTTGGTATGAGTGCTTGGGGACGTGTATGGAATGTAGACACAACTACCGACAAGAGCCTCATCCAATGGAGTGATGTCACCCACCCAGAGAAATATGCCACAGGTAGCGCAGGAACATTAGATGTTACAACTGTTTGGCCTAACGGAAATGACACCATTACAGCTCTAGCGGCCCACAATGGCTATTTGTTCATCTTTGGTACTCAGAACATATTGGTCTATTCAGGAGCCACCAGCCCCTCGACAATGGTGCTCTCAGACACAATTACAGGCATTGGTTGCATTGCTAGAGATAGTGTACAGAACACAGGCAGTGATGTCATCTTCTTGTCTAAGACAGGGGTACGTTCAGTGCTCCGAACCATACAGGAAAAGAGTGCTCCATTTAGAGACCTCAGTAAGAATGTACGGGATGACTTGATGCGTACCTTAGATGGTACAGACCTGAGCCTTGTAAAGAGCGTTTACAGCCCGTTAGAAGCCTTCTACCTGTTGACAGTGCCCATCACCAATCAGGTCTATTGCTTCGACACCAAACAGCCATTGCAGGACGGAAGTGCTCGTATAACCACATGGGACAGCATTACACCAACCTGCTTCTGCTCCTTACGGGATGGTAGTCTTTTAATTGGTAAGGCTGGTTTTGTCGGGAAGTATACAGGCTATTTTGATGACACAACTAAGTACAGGTTTCAATACTTCACCAACCATGCTGACTTAGGGCAACCAAGCATAACAACAGTGCTAAAGAAACTAAGCATTGTGGTTATTGGAGGTAGTCTTCAATACGTCACTATCAAATGGGGCTACGACTTTAGTAGCAACTATCAGGCTCAGAACGTACAGATTCCTGCTCAAGGAGAAAGTTTCTACGGGGTGTCTGAATATGGTATAGCTAAATACTCAGATGGTGTTGCTTTACAAACTTTAGTGGCTTACCCCACAAGCAGCGGCAAGATTGTTCAGACAGGGTATGAGAGCGACATTCAAGGCTTCCCTTTGAGCATACAGAAATTAGAGATACAGGCCAAGAACGGCAAAATTGTTTAAGGAAACAAATGACAAATTATGTAAAAAGTACAGCCTTTACCTCTAAGGACACGCTCCCTAGTGGTAATGCTCTTAAAATTGTAAAGGGAGCAGAGCTTGACACTGAGTTTAATAACTTAGCCACCTCCTCAGCTACCAAGGCAGACTTGTTGTCTCCTGCTTTCACAGGCACACCAACAGCACCCACTGCTGGTGTAGGAACAAGCACTACACAACTAGCCACCACAGCTTTTGTTGTTGCAAACACCTCTCCAACAGGCAGCATTGTCATGTGGCCTACAGCAACAGCCCCTACAGGCTTCTTGTTGTGTAACGGAGGAACAGCCAACCGTATTACTTATGCTGCTCTGTTTGCCCTCATTGGCACTGTCTATGGGGCAGGAGACGGAAGCACAACCTTTAACCTTCCAAACTTCAACAACCGAAGCCCTATTGGTGCTGGTGGTTTGTATACAGCAGCGCAGCAGCTAGGTTCTAAAGATGCTGTTGTTGTCTCTCACACACATACAGCAACAGTATCTGACCCTACTCACGCTCATACGTTCACGAACTATTCAACAGCGGGAGGAGGCTCTACAAGTCCTCTTATTGGCAGTTCCAATACAACATTCACTCAATCAACCTCAGCAGTAGCAACAGGTATTACCGTGGGCATCTCGACAGTAGGTAGTTCAGGCACAGATGCAAACCTACAGCCTTCTCTCGGCATCTTCTTCATCATTAAAACTTAAGCGCAAGGACATATAAATGTTACCATTACTTTTAGGAGCAGGTGCTAGTCTTCTTGGCGGCTTTATGCAAGGGGAAAGCAACAAGAGCGCAGCTAACACACAAGCCAACGCACAGCTAGAGAGTGCTCGTATAGCAGCAGATGCTCAACGCTTTCGACCTGTAGGGGTTACAACAGCCTTTGGTAAGAGCAACTTCGGTACAGATGCTCAGGGCAACCTAACCTCAGCGGGTTACACCCTCAGCCCTGAACTAGCAGCACAGCGAGATGCTTTCTTAGCACAAGCAGGTGGCTCTGGCATGAACATGATTCAGCAGGGACAACAGGCTGGTCAAGGGCTGTTCAACCTAGGACAGGGCTATTTAGCCACATCGCCTGAGCAAGCAGCTCAAAGCTGGATGCAAAAGCAACAAGCCTTGTTAGCTCCTAGTAACGACATGGCATATGCTCGTATGCAACAAAACCTACAGAACACAGGCAGGGGTGGTCTCTCCATTGCTCAGGGAGGCTCTCTAGGAGCAGCAAACCCCGAAGCACAAGCCTATTACAACGCCTTAGCACAACAGAATGCTGGTCTTGCAACACAGGCACAGGCAGAAGGCAGAGCACAAACCTCCTTCGGACAAGGGCTGTTAGGCGGAGGCATTGACCTCACCTCTCAAGCCTACAACCCCTATAAGACACAGTTTGGCTTGGCTCAGAGCTTAGAGACAGCAGGACAAGGAGCCTTGAACATTGGTAGCGAGCTTGGTGGAAGGTCTGCTACAGCAGGAGCTAATGTAGGCAACACCTTGTATCAAGGAGGCACGGCAGCAGCAGCTTCACAAGCAGCAGCCAATAAGCAGAACCCTTGGGCAGATGCCATTGGCGGTGCTTTAGGGAATCAACAACTAATGTCAGGTGTTGCTAATATGTTCAATAGACCCACAGGTACTTTCAAAGCTGACCCCGGTGCTTATGCATTTGGCACAAACTCTTGGGACTAAGGAAATATATGACTGAAATTGTAAAAGGACTATTTGGCTTCTCTCCTCAAGAGCTTGCTATGCAACGTGACCAAGAGCTGACAACAAAGGCTAATGCCTTTGCTCAATTGTCTCCTGAACAACGAGCCACACAAATGCTCTACAAGGGTGGAAACCAGCTTGCAGGAGCTGTAGGAGGTATGCTAGGGGCACAAGACCCACAGATGAAGAAAAGCAGCGACCTACAAGGAATTATGCAAAGCGGAGACTTCAATACAGTTGAAGGAGCTGAGTCTATGGCTAAACAAGCAGCAGCTATGGGCTATGGCAACGAAGCACAACAGATGTATGCTCATGCACAAAGCCTACGTAAATCTGCTGCTGACCTTGGTCTTACCGAGGCTAGAACAGCTCAAGCCTTACGAGAGAAGCAAGGAGCAGACCCGTTACAGCAGCTCATCCGAACAGGTAAATATACTCCAGCTAGTGTACAGAAATATTCAGAAACAGGCAATGTCTCTGACCTCGACAATGTTGAGAAAGCCGACCAAACAGCTCTTTCTGAAACATCAGAAGGCATTTTCCTAGTGAATAAAACAACAGGTGAGAAAATTGCTCGTGTTGGTTCTGCTCCAGATAGAAGCACAAGAGTAACAGTTTCTCCTCAGATTAAACTACCAGCGGATGTAAACGCTTTGGCTTCAGGATATGAGAAAGCTATTGAGGGTGATGTAAATGTTATGAACTTAGCAGGAACGGCTAAAGGACTAATCAACCAAGCAGCAATGTCTAACAATCCCACAGCTTGGGAATCAGCCCGTACACAGGTTGCTAAAGCTGTTGGAGAAGGTAAATTGTCTAACGAAGACATTGCACGTACAGGTATTGACCCAACTCTTGTTGGTGGTGTTCGTGATTGGATTGAGAAGAAAACTGTTGGTGTTCCTGACGCTAACACACAGAAAGCATTGTTTGTTGTTGCTAGTTACTTAGAAAAGAACGCTAGTGGTCGTGTTGCTGAGAAACGCAATAACCGTATTAAGATGGCTAAACAAGTTAATCCTGATATTGATGCAGAATCTATGTTTCCTGATTATTCTAAGACTGCCCCGCCAGTAGGCGGTGGTGGTACAATTGTAGATTTTAAAGACTTTGGTAAAAAGGCTAAGTAATGGATGTACGTCTACCTAATGGCACTGTGGTACGAAATGTGCCTGATAATTTCGACCAAGACCAGCTTCGCAGCTTTGCTGTCCAAAATAAACTGGCAACTGGTGCTGATTTTGGCTATGATTCAGATTCTGCTGCTTTAATTCCTACAGGAGGTTCAAGACAAGGCCCTACTCCAGCTGCACCCGGTATGTCAGTAGAGCCTCGTACACTAACACAGGCTGCTATTGAAGGAGCTGCTGCTGTTCCTATTTTAGGTGCAGGTGCTCGTGGTCTACAGCTTCTTCTTAGAGGCTCTAAAGCTGCTCCATACGCTGCTCAAGCTGCTCGTGCATTGCTTCCTGCTTCCGGCAAGGCTTTGGTTGGAGAGGGTTTCCTTGGGGCTACTGCTGGCGTTGGAGGAGAACTAGCTGCTCGGCAAGTACCTGAACAATATGGAGAAGGTGGTAAAGTTGCGGCAGGTATGTTAGGGGGTCTAGTTGCTTCTGCTCCTATTAGCATGGCTAAAGGGGCTTTTGATAGTGTTACAAGCCTTCCTACTCTATTTTCATCTACTAAAGACATTGCTGACCAAGTTACAAAAGCCACTGCATCAGGACGAGCTTCTAAACAAGCTGTAACAGCCTTAGAAGCAAACCCCAACCTAGCTGGCAACATAGCAAGAGCTTCTGAAATTGAAGCAAACACAGGAATTAGTTTACCTGCATTGGCTCAGTCTAATGGAGACACAACTATTTCTAGCTACCTTCAGTCTCAAATTGCTAGAGGTGAGAACGTAGAGTTTACGGCTGCAATTAAGCGTCAATATGAAGCTGCTGAAAAGGCTTTATCTAATGCTTCTGGTGGTTCTGCTCCTTCAATGAAAGCTGTGGACGCTTATGTTAAAAAGAAAGCACAAGAAGCAGCTCAAAAGAATGCTACTGTTGTAGCTTCTGCTGCCTCTGCCTCTCAGAAAAGAACCCTTGGCTTAGACAACATTGACAATAGAATTCAGGAACTGACAGACAATGTTCGTACTGCTCCTTCTCAGACAGACATTGGTACACGGTTGACTAATTTAATTGATGCTAAAGAGAAGATGGTTAAGCGTGAAATAGGGCCTAAATACGAGCAGCTACTGAAGAACTCTGAGGAAGCAGGTATTGTTCTTCCAGCAGAATCAGCTAAATCATTGCGTGATTTTGTAACAGACAAGACAAGCGATGATGTGTTCAATAAGTTCCCTAGTTTGTACGGAGCCATAAAGAAGACCTTTAAGGGTGAAAAACCAACTTCAGCACGTATTGAACAAAAATATACGTTTGCTAAAGGGAGTGAAACTTTTAAAGACTACAGCTTACGTGATTTAGATAGTTTGAAACGAGAGACCAACGAGGCTTTACGGTCTACTGAACGAGGGACAGACCAACACCGAATGCTTCTTGAACTGAAGCGGCAGGTGGATGGAGCTATTGATAGCACTGACTCCTCTTTTGCACAGAACTATAGGGCTATTGATAAGGAGTATGCAACTCGTGTTGGCTTGCCTTTTAACGAGGCAGGAGTAGCTCAGATTGACCGTGCTCGGTTTGTAGAGCAATCTGTTCCTGTACTCACTAAACGTGCCTCTAGCCTAAAACAAGCTATGGACATTATTGGTGATAGTCCTGAAGGAATGAAGATTGTTGAAGATGCTTTTGTTTATGACATCAGCAGCAACAAATCAATTATTAACACAGCCACAGGTGAACTAAACCCTGCTCAATTAAAGCGTTATGTTGCTTTGAACAAAGACAAAATTGACATGGTTCCGGGACTACGTGACCGCCTTGAGAGCTTAGGCACTCGTGTGGGTGAATTAAAAGCCAACCGAACAGCTATTCTTGATGCTGAAAAGAACGCTAAGATTGAAAAGATTGAGAACCTCTGGACACAGGCTTATGGCACTTCAGATGGTATTCGTGGTGTTGTCCGTAAGGGTTTAAACAACCCCCAAGAACTAGACCGTTTACTAGACCTAGCAGGGAAAGATAAGGTAGCTAGAGAAGGTATTAAGAGTGCTCTATTGGATGATGTCTTGTCAGCTCAAGGAGACCGTCTTGAATTATTCAAAACCAACCGTGCAGCTTTTGAGAAGGTATTTGGGAAAGACCAAACTAAATATCTGAACGATGTTGTTGAGGCTTCTCAACGCCTAAAGGATAACCCCTTTGCTATGCGTATTAATGTCAATACAATTAGTAAAACAGGCTGGCAGGACTTAACAGGTTCTAAGATGGAAACTACTCTGGGAGAGGCTCGTAATCAAATTATGACAGCTCCTCGTGTGTTTATCAACCATTTGGGTCGTTTCTTCTCCAATCAGGCTGATAAAGGTGAGGCAGCAGAAGTACAGAAGTTCCTGTTAGACCCCTCGGCTTTAAAGGATGCTTCTGAGTTTATGGCTACATTAAACAACACAGGCTTTAATGAGAAAGCTAAAGGGTTGTTAGGTAAGCTAATGAAGAACAGTGCTACAAGTTACCTCTTTGGAGCTATAACAGGTGGTGCAGTGGGTTCTCAGGCTGAATCTCAAACTAACACTTATGACCCTGCGCTTTTAGAAGGCTTTGGTCGACAGGAGCCACAATGAACTTCGGTACTAAAAGCGAGGCTTTCTTAGCCTGTGTGCATGAAGACCTACAGAAGGTGATGCACAAGGCCATAGAAGCCCCTCCTTACGACTTCAGCATTACGGATGGTCTACGAACCCTAGAACGCCAGAAAGAGCTTGTAGCAGCAGGTAAGAGCAAGACCATGAACAGCAGACATTTAACAGGGAAAGCTGTGGATGTCTGTGTGCTCATTGATGGGAAGGCTTCATGGGAGTTTCATAAAT